CTGCCACTTCATCAAGGCTTGCCCGGTAGCTTTATACAGCTTTATCGCTTCATTGCCTTTTGTCTTTTTATACTCAGCGTTGGTAAAAGTAGGAGTTTCTCTTCCGAGTCTCTCCATGCTTTCACCTCCGTGGCATCTGCGCTTCTCTACGCTGTTGCAGTTCCGCTTCTGTCGGCTTCCAAGTTTCCTTCGACCACACGCTTTGGTTCTGTTTTTCCGAGCGGTATGTCACATCGCATCGGCAGAACTCATGACGCTGGTAGACTTCTTTCGGCTCTGTGCCATATTCGTAAACCCCTGCAAGGTCTGCGCACCATTGGCAGCAGTTCGGCTCTGCATCTCTTGTGATGACCGTTTTCAAGCCTGTGCTTTGTCTGAAGCTTGCATTTGCCTTGATATAGTCATCAAAAAAAGCCTCAACGTTGTTCACGATAGGCTCTTTAAGCCATGCAGACGACTTTTCATAGTCGCCATCATAGGATGTCATCTTGTCGATGAGTCCTTTGATTCTGCCTTCAGGAAACTCTGCCTCAATTGCCTTCAGTCCGATTGCCTCTTTCTCGTCAATGATTGCCTGTATCTGTTGGCTTATTTGGTTAACAAGTCCGTGACAGATTAACAATGATGGAGTTACCGTTCTTGTGGCAATGTTGAAATATAGGATTCCGTCAGGCAGATTATCTTCTGCAAGGTTCAGCACCAATGCCTTCGACATATTCTCGCCTGTATACTGTGCGTAGTGGTGAGCATCTACCAGTGTGGCTGTCCCATCCCGAATCCTCCGGCTCACTCGCATGATTCGCTTGTCCCCAACCATCTTTGTCCTGAAGGTCGAGTCAATTGCCTTGCTTAACGCAGGCACTACATCTTCCATGTCCACCTCTTTCCCCACCTATAACGGCACAATAAAAGGGCGATGGTGGATATCGCCCTCACGAATGCGCTTTCGTGTCATGCCGGATTAAGCCACATGGCTCAAATCCCTGTCAATTCAAAAATCTTATCCTCGGTCATGTATCCCGGCATTGCCGTTTCTATTTTCCCGAGTGCATCGCCAATACCGCCAAGCATTGATACATCCGCAGGGAATGGCGGTGTCCAGATTGGCTCCGTCATGTATAACTGCGAGCGGTTGTACTTCTGACCATCTCGGATACATGCCGCAAGGTATCCGGCATTCTTGAGACCGATGCCGAATGTCTTCTGTGCCTTCTTTGCCGTGAGTCTCAGGTTCTCATGTGCCGCCTTTATTGCGTCATAGCTTGCAGGGTTCGCAGTAGGGAATCCCAAGTCGTCAAGCGTGAGACCTACTTCCCCGGCGAAAAGGGATGCGAACATCTTCAGCTGGTCGGTATGCGGTGTCATGCTCTGCTGCGTGAACTGCCCGAGCTTTACATGGTCCTGTCCGTCCGCGTTGGTGGTGAATTTCATCATTGCACTCATGGCAGCAGACCACTTGTCCATCTGCTCTGCGGAAGGGTCGATGCCTGTTACCCACTTCTGTGGGAACGAATAGAACTCTGCGGAGATTTCTGACCGCTTAATCGTTCTCAGTGCGCTTCCAACATACGACATACAGGCTCTTGATATTCTCGAGTGTCCAAATTCTCGCCTTGAGTCAGGTCTGAATATTATCGGCACAAGGCAAGGGTATGGTGCTTTGTTCGGTCTGGTCTCTACCAGCCGACCGCCTTCATAATATGCCGTGTACTCGTAGGTAAAATAAGCTTCTTTTGTAGGCAGTCCGTATATATCACGCTCCAGCACGGCATATCCTTCGTTGAGAAGATAGCTTGTCGGCTCAATGGTGCCTGTCGCATTGCCGCCGTCTATCACTTGCAGCCTCGGATAGCCTGTTTCGTCTTCGCTGACGTAAATAAAATCGCAAGCGTTAATCAACGCACCCAACACCGCAGAATCAACAAGGACATCTTTGTTGTTCATGTTCAGGATCTCATTAAGTCCGAACACGTCATCCCTGAACTCGTAGAAGCTGAGCCTATCCGCAAGGGAATCCACGCCCTTTGCACACCAGCCGACAACGCTATTCCACAGCTTTAATTCCGGCGGTGTTGATATGCCAAAATCAAATGCGATATTCTTCATTTCGTAGAATAAGTAGCGAGTTGTCGTGCGCAGGTTCTTCTGTATTAACTTCTGCTGAAGATATGGGATACCCTTATAATTCATTGCGGTTTCCTTTGCTTTTTGTTAAATCCTGATTATATTTTCCGAGATATGTCCCTA